CGAAATTTACACATAAGTTATTTATGTTTATGTTATAGTGATATATATTATCTAGATTTGTAGATATAATACTTGTAACATTATGTCGATAACACGTTCGGGGGAACAAATATCCCCACAAATAGGAAAGATGGGCAGTATCACAGAATTGAATGTGAGGAGCTTTCATTTGCCTGATGGGCAGGGATTCAATATCAAGAATGAAGGTGCGGCACCTATCAAATTACATGTCCAACTATCGGGTATGGAAGAAGGCGTTTTCGTCGAAACAACATTCTTTCTCGGGTGGAATCCAGAGATTGTAAAAGCAGTGAAGAAGCAGGACGTTTCAGATTACAACTTGAAATGGGGGTATTAAGGTATGGGGCTAATCATTAGCATAGATGGTAGTGGCTTAGGTTTTAGTCCGCAGGGGCAAGGACAATCTAATGAGCCTATTTCAGAGCAATTTTATGGGGTTGAATTTGATACGGAGATATCCAACCCTTCAGTCGCTAGGATAGGAAAGATAGAGCTTCACCGCTCTTTGCCTATCCACTCTAAGATGAGGAGGTGCATTTTGAAGGACTCAGGCGAAGTTGCCTACTACCTTAATCCACATAATAGCAATTTAAAAGAAAATGGCGAGCCTGCTGTTCTTGACGGCTCTGATGGTCAGGTGATGGTAGAAATCCCTTCCTTTTATTATAAGTTTGAGGAAGAGGGTACTAGGCGGAGGGTGATGTTCTCTGAGAAAGAGATAGCAGGCTTCAAGTTGTGGAAAAAGTGTTATGTATCAGCTTATGAGGCAACAATACAACGCTCAACGAATAAGCTGTCAAGCGTTGTCAATGTAAGCCATGATTATCGAGGAGGAGTAAATGATGCATCTAGAGATAATACATTTAAGTCATTGCTAGGTAGACCTGCAAGCAATTTTACGCTAGATGAGGCGCGTACGTATGCACGAAATAGAGGTTCTGCTAATTGGAATTGTTATCTATACAGCATTCATAAGATGTTGTGCTGGCTATTTGTCGTTGAGTATGCTACATTAAATACTCAACTTGATTATACTGCAGAGAAGATTGATGGTTTCATGTCGGGCGGATTAGGTCTCGGAGTCTTTGACTTCTCTGTTTTTAGTGCTTGGGGTTATAACCCATTTGTGAGTTGTGGGGCTACGAATGGAGCAGGTAATAACACGTCAGCTGTTAATGTCCAAATTAAAAATAGCGAATCTACTTCGTCTATCGTCAAGGTCTCGACATATAGGGGAGTTGAAAATCCATTTGGACATATATGGAAGATATCCGATGGCATTTACTCCGAGAGACGTAACTCAAATGGTATGAAATTCTCAGACTTGCGTTTGGCGGATAGTCTTGACATACTATTAAATCGGGGGCATGAATTCTGGAGATTGGTCAGTTATGTGCATAATCAAGAAGGATCAGGATATGTGAAGGAAGTTGTTTTTGGAGATTACGGTGATGTAATCCCTAAAGCTATAGGCGCGAGTAATACCACATACTTCTGCGATGATTATTACGGAGGAGGAGAAGGTATGTTTTCTTTTGGAGGAGAGTCTTCTCTATCAGCAAATCGAGGAGGAATGTTTTTATCTCGCATCGACCGCTTAGGCATGAGAGCTAGTTTCTTTGGAACACGTCTTTGCTATATCACACAATAAAGTACCAATGATTATGAAGTTAAAAGAATTGGAGGCTAATGCATACTATGATATGGTAGCAGGGAAGCCCAAAGAAAAGGAGAGAGATAATGATGGTTCTTGGCTGTATCGCTATAATATAGAGCCCGACTTTGATAGCAGTTTAGGTGGAGATAATCCAACGCAGATAGGTTGGAAGTGTAGAGAGCTAAGGCTATTCGTTGAGCCTAATTATGAAAACCTCAAGCGAGCAATAATCGATAGTGTCTACAGTGCTGAAGCGCGCTTAGATTTGATTAGTCGTTACAATGCTTATATATCGGCTATAGGTGATGACCCAACAATAGGTGATGAATATAAATCTTTTATTCAGTTTTGTAGGGATGTAGATGAGCTTCTTAATAGCTATAAGAAAGAACCACATGCTTCGCAATCAAGCGTTGTACCTAGATTCGTAACGAACCGACAATTCCGCCTTATTCTTATTAGCCGTGGCGTTCGTTTGGAGTCGGTAACAGAGGAAATTAATAAGTTACCTACTCCGTATAAAGAGCAAGCTTTAGTCTCTTGGGAGTATTCGCCCACGTTTGAAAGAGCTAACCCGATGGTACAGCAATTGGCACAAAAATTTGGCTTTGATGATGTGGCTTTGGACAACTTGTTTATTGAAGCGGATAAGCTATGAAGACATTTTTTCTAGGCATAATGCTCTTTCTCCTCTCTCTTATCCTTATTCTGCCATTAACTGTTGCGAACTTCCTAATCGTGTCATCGAAAGGCAAGGCAAGCGGCTACTTCATGAGTACGGCGGTAAATCTTGATAGGTTCGGGAATTATGAATTTCGTACTCTATTTAATTCAATCTTTATCAGGGCAGATAGCAAGTTTCGGTTTGGAGATTTTGAAGAGACTATTAGCAGTGTCTTAGGTAAGAATAAGCGTGCAGGCACATTGTCCAAAGCGGGCATGATGTTAGCAGGCTTATTAGATACGATTGAAAAAGGGCATTGCGAAAAATCAATAATAGAAACTAAGAAGTAGTGTATGACAGAATTATTTAAGACGATTATCCCAAACTATGGGCGGTATTGTATGAGCACCTTTGGAGCTCTCGTTGCCATGTTACAGCCAACCGTCCCTTTTATCATTATATGCACCATTGCTATTCTTTTTGACTGCTACACGGCATGGTCACTATCTCGCCGGGTTAAGAAGAAATATCCAGGGGCAAACGATGGCAAGTTTAAATCTAGGTATGCCGGTAGAGTATTTGTTACACTGATTAAGGTGTATGCACTTACAATCCTTGCCTACCTTGTTCAGACATTTATTCTTGAAGGGCTTCCGATAAAGCTAGCCAACATTGTAGCTGCTGCCGTATGCTTTTGGCAGGTATGGTCTATGCTGGAGAATGAAAGCTCTTGCAATGATGCTAAATGGGCAAAGATAGCGCAGCGCATTCTTGTAGATAAAACAGAAAGACATTTTGATATTGATTTAAGCGAACTAAAAGAGAACAAAGAAGATGGCGAAAGTTGAGATTTTAGCCCCATATATAAAGAAGTGGGAGGGTGGATTTGCAAATGACCCAGCCGACAGAGGTGGTGCGACAAATAAAGGTGTTACCATTGCTACATTTGAAGCCTATTGCAAGGCAAAGTCTTTACCTAGACCTAGCGTTGAGCATCTAAAGCGTATGACAGACGGCGAATGGCTAGATATACTTAAAACGATGTTCTGGGATAGGTGGCAAGCCGATAAAATTAAATCTCAGAAGATTGCGAATATCCTTGTTGATTGGGTGTGGGGTTCAGGCGTCTATGGCATCAAGATCCCGCAACGCATTTTGGGCGTTAAGCAAGATGGTATTGTAGGCGATGAAACGCTCAAAGCCCTAAATGCACAAGACCCAGATAAGCTGTTTCAGGTTATTTATGAGGCACGCAAGAAGTATTTGAATGATATTACTATTTCTCGTCCAACCAATAAGCGATTTCTAAGAGGGTGGCTAAATAGGCTTGAGGATATAAGGAGGTTATCATGATGAGGTTTATTGTATTTCTGCTTGTTATAATTGCCCTTTTGTCTTGCTCTTCAAAGAAAAAGAGCATAACAACATCTCTAGTTGTTGACACTTCTGACCAACAAAAAGAAGAGAGATTTGATTTTGCCGATAGGTTTGTTGATACAGCGAAAGTGAAGTATACAAGTTCTATTGTTACGGAGATTGAGTTCTATAAGGCGGATAGTTCTTTAGGTAACATTGAGAGATTACTCATTGATGGACCTATAAATTTATTTGGCATTCGTGGCGCGTCAATAAAATCTATTAAACAAATCAAACTTGATGAGCATAGCAAGAGCAATGGCTCAAGCAGAGAGCGTAAACGAAGTAGCGAGACAAAGCAGGCATTATCTACTCGTAGGGAGCATGCCCATCAGCATAACCAAGTCTCTGTGTCTACAGACTCATACAAATGGAGATATATTTTTTATATCCTCCTTATTGCCCTTGCTTATGTTCTGTATTTGGAGAGAATGCCAATAATCAATTGGATAAGGAAAGTGTTGTGCGGATTGATTAAGAGATAATGGTACACGATTTTAATAGTTAAATTCATCTGTTTATTGAAGAAAACGCCCTAAAAACATCTGTTTTAGGGCGTTTTTGTGTACATTTTCGTGTACCTGTTTGCTAAGTCCTTGATTTTCAAGGTTAATTGCGGAGAGAGAGG